TGTTGATTAACTGCTTCACTTACAGAACGCTGTTCTTGAGCTGTTCTATATTTATATGAAGCTGAATCCGGTTTGTAGTATGCGTCCCAAGGATTAAACTCATCCTCGGACAGCGAAGGTTCTGAACTACTATTCTGATTGACACCATCACCATAACCCTGCTCTTGAAGTTGCTTCTCCGCTAAAGAAGTCATGACATTTTTATATTTGTCATTTTCAGATTGAGCTTTATCATAAAGCCCTTGGAACTTACGTGCTTCCGTTTCCCAATCTGTATTCTGTTGCGAAGTCAAATCTTGAGCATTGCTTTCTGGAACTTCATTAAATCCCAGAACATCTTCTTGTTGTGTGGTATCATCCTCAAAAAAAGTATCAGTCATACCGTCACTACTACCTAAAACTTCGTCTACGACTTGTTCTTCGGTAGGTTGTATTGCTTCAGCTTGTTCCATGTTATTTTCCTTTCTACAATGTCTCGCCAGCTTCTTGAGCAGAACCCATTATATTTTTGGATTTCTCAGCTGCGAGCTTCACTGCACCTGCAAGCCTTTCAGCCTGCACTTTGTTAGTTGCTTTAGCATCTGTTTCGACATTAGTAAGTTTAGATTTAAATTTTTCAACTTCAACCCTCTTTCTATCTGCCACCGACTCTCTCTGAGCGGTCTGCAAGTCACCCTGCAAATTTTTGACTTGGCCTTGTAATTGTTCGACCATGCCTTGTAATTGTTGTATTTCTCCAGTTCTTTGCAATATTCCTTCTTTATCAAATATTTCTGGATTCTTTTTCAAAACTTCCTCTTTATCTACAATTCCTAATTGAAATGCTTCTAGATATACATTATACTCAGCCCATTTACTTGTAGGTAATGTAGAACCCGGAGCTATAGATACATCATGTTGATTAACATTATATTTATCTTTTGCTATATCTATTAAAGTCCCGCTAACATCATCATATAAATTAACAGTTACTTCTGTTAAATCGTTGTTAGGCTGTGCAAGTTTAAACATTTTTTGATATGAGTAATGACTCTTGCCAAGTCCATACATTACTTTACCCAATCTTGTAATACCAAATTCTATATCTCTTAATTTAGATTTAGGTCTTTCAGCTCCCAATGAAACCATTTTTTCTGTACCTCTAACTGTATCTGGAGCTTGTTCTGAAAAACCATGCATTAATTCTGGTAAACCAAATGTAAAATCTATATAATGTTCAGCGCTTTGTATTAAACGATAAAATTCAGCAGCTAATGGCGTTGGAGATGGATAATGAGGTTCTCCTTGTGAACTGTCTACTTCTATTACAGCATTAGGATTAGCCCAATCTCTTTCTAAATCTCCAATATTTTCTACGCTTCCTAATGGAACTAATAATTTAAGACCTGCTGAAGCTTGAGCATGAGATATAGCTAAAGACCAAAGTTTATTAAGTAATCTTTGCATTGGTCTAGCTCTAGAAATATCAGAGCGAGGATAAGGTGTTCCAGTATATACATTTGGCAATGGAACAATAGGATATATATCTATATTTAATATAGATTCATATAATACTATTTGCCCTAAAGTTGCTATAACTGCAACTCTAGTTTGTAAGACTTCTTCATATTCCATCAATCCACTTTCAAATACATCAGGGTTTTCAGCTAAAAACTGTTGAAATTCAGGCTCGCTTAATACTTGTTCTTCCTGAGTACGCATATCTGCTATTCTATAAAATGGTACTTTTGTCTTAAAAAATCTTTCTAACACTTGATAATGTTCACTTCCACCATAATCTAAATCTTTTGAAGCATCGGGATATACAGTATAAATACTATTTTTATTTTGAGGAGAAGGATAATCTTCATCTGAATGAGTACTTATATCTTTTATAAGACCATCTACCATCTCACCTGTTTTTGGGTCTAATTGAGGCCCTAATTCCGGATAGAGGCGAAGTACTTGTTCTTCAGTCAATATAGTAGACAATATGATACTATCAGCATCATCAAAAAACCTGTCCCTAGATGTGGGTGGGACATAGACACGAAACGGATTTACACTTGTGAACTTGACATCGCCCCTACCGAAATCAGATTCATTATCAACATAAGCATATAAATATCCTAATCCTGTTACAGCATAATCATGTATTGCTTGTTTCATATGAACATCACCACTAGACATCTCCCAACAATAACCCAATATGAGACGCCATATTTTGGATAATTTTGCATCTGAATCTTCTCTTGGAATAACTGTAAATGCTGGAGGACTGGCTGTTATAATACTTTTTAATTTTTCAACTGCTGGGCCAATTCTATCCATTGGAACTGCAGCTTGATTAACAGCAGAAAGGTCATCACTTTCATCTGTTGTATAATGATTTCCTGAATAGAAATCTATATCAGAACGTGCTTCTGTATCCCAAGATGAACGCGCATCTCTCCAGCGTTGCCATAATTCTTGATTCTCTTGAGCTCTAGGGTCTAATTTTATATTGGGCATACGGCGCCAAAGTTAATAATATTTTTTTTAAGTGTCAAGTATTTCTTAATCCGGTCATCCAATTATATACTTTTCCTCTCTTCGCTCTTTTTTTACTAACATTTTTATACTCGCTTTTTTTCATTCTAGCACTTGAAGGAGCTTTAGCGTAATAATCAGCATAATACAGTCCATCCATTAAATCATCATGTCTTGGAAATGGATGTTCAAAAAATTCATCAACTAATTCTGTCATACTGCGCCTTATAAACAATTTTTTAGAATTAACTATAGGGCCAAGCGTTGTTTCAAGTCTATCTTCTTTTTTTATACCACCCGGAGGTTTAACGCCTTTAAATATACCCGGAATAAGTCTTTTGTCGCTATGGGCAAGTCTTGTTACCATATCTCTTACCATTTCCTGAGCAGCTACTGTTTCTATTGTAGCTCTACGTACAGGAGAATATTTATTAGCCATATCAACAATTATTTGTGGTAAATCAAATGTAGGTATACGTTCACGAAAATATTCTAATACATAACGGTTTTTTTCTTTATCCATAGCTATAACCATTATTACTTGAAAATCTGATGTATTTGTAGCTGTTGCTGCTATATCAACTCCAATATAAACATTAACAGGTATCATTTCATCTGTAGTTGCTAAATAAGCCATTCTATCTATAGATTTAAATTCATGAGCATGATATTGTATTCTATCTATTTTAAATGATGCTGTAGATATATCTCTTGCATCGTTCATGTACTCCTGTGCAAACTTATTAACTAAACCAGCTTCTATAAACTCTCTTTTCTTAGCAGCAAGTTTTTCTTTTGAAAATTGTTCAGGCCATATAGGTTTATCATTTTCAATAGCTCTAAAAAAAGTTAAATCCCATGGATATGTTCTACCGTTATCAGTAGCTTCATTATATCCATCATATATCATTTGTAAAAAACTGTCAAAATGTACAATAGTACCGCATAGCCATATCCAACCTTCTCTACCAGCAGATTCTTCTAATGCAGGATATATAGTAGATACTACCCATTTTTTAATTTCAGCTCTACGTTCTGGTGTTTTAGTATTTAACTCAGATTCAAAGTCATCAAGTATAATACCAGTATAACGTACATCTAATTCAGAACGACCACGTAAGCGCTGTGAAGTACCTTTTGCTATCATTCTATCGCCTTTACCAGTTACAATATCTTTTTCAGTCCATCTATTACCATAAGTATCTCCAGCCATATCACCAAAATAATATCGAATAAACTTATTTACTTCTAAATGTGTCTTAACATATTTTAAATGGTCAATGGCTTGACCTTGTTCTTCAGCAATCCAAGCAATAAACTGCTGTTCTTCTTTAGGGCTAAATAACATTTTATGTAATATTGCTGCTTTTGATAATATAGACTTACCAAAACCCCTAGGAAGTATATTACATATTCTAGCGCCGGGTTGAGTACTAATTAATTTTTTTGCTATTTGTTTATGGAATTTTGGAGAAGTGCTTTTATTTAAAAAATCTTTAGGTAGAAATGCTCTTCCAAAATAAAGTAGGTCTTTATATGAATTAGCTAATATTTCATCAGCTTCCTTCATTTCAGAAGGAGAAGGGTTTATGTTAAAATTATTGACTTTATCCAATTTACAAATTTATATATACTATAGAAAACGGGTACTGTTAGTATTGGGCTTATTGGTGTTAAAAATATTATTATCATCATTGTTTTCATCTTTTCTTTCCTTTTCTTTTTTCTTTTTTTTAATTTCTTCTATATCTAGCCAATAGCCAAACCAACTTTTTGTCATGATAGCCCCACTACGTTATTACTTTTACTGGTATTTGCAAATATTAATATATCACCATCACCAAATACAGAATGACAAAATATACAGTAGTAACTCTTAGGTTGACCATTATCTTCAAATATTACCATCTTATCATCATTTGTTACTTGTCTTTCACAAACAGAACAATTATCACTATGAGTAATAACTACTGGCATATTCTCTATAGAAATATTACTGAATCCATCTTTAAGCAGAGTCTTTTTCTCCATGAGATATTAATTTTACACTAGCTCCACCAAGTTGAGCCAGTTTTTCCTTACTAAAGCCTTCAAAAACAGCAAGTGATTCTGTTTTCTTTTCTTTTGGAAACATACCAGCTATTTTCATTAGCATCTCCAAAGCTCTAAGTTTATCTGAATCTCTAGCGCTATCATTGTCAACTATCACTTTTGCTTTTTCAAGCAAATAATCTTCATCTATACCAGCTTTTAGCATAGACTGTTTTATTTCTTCACTAACCAATTTACTCACCCTTTCTGTTTTAAGCAAGGCTGTTGCCTGATTATTAGCATAATCCTCTCTATTTGTAGGATATACCTTTAAGTACGCTTTTGTAGGATTCATACCTTTAGCAACATACTTAGCAAACAAACGCTCTCTACGTGATAGATTTGACTTATTTGCTCTATGCACATTGCTACTTTCATGCCTAGACAAGCTATATATGTTTTTAGGTGGCAATCCAGACATTAGATGTTTACGTTCACTATGTCTAGTACCTAATACAGTAGTAACTAATTCACCACCACTTTTCATTGGTAAGCGCTTTAATACTCTACAAACCTGACCATCATCAGTCATAGTCCATGATTCTGTAGGTGCATCACGCCAATTATCATAGATATGTTCATCAGAATACACTTCCTTAAATTCATCTATGTCTTCAAACACAGGCTGTTTAACACCTTTTACTAATTTATACCGCGCCACTACCGACCTTATTACTTGTTATTTCTTAGCCTTATTGGCATTTTTTCCTCCGGACGCGGCTATGTTGCCGTTTATCTCTTTGCCCCATATAAATGTTTTACCATTTACTATATCGACAACTTCTAAACGAAAATCTCCATTAGGAAACCAAGTTGCTACTCCAAAAGCATGAGCCCAGTTAACTTGCCTACCATTTAACCACATATTTGTTTCTCTTGACATATCCTTCAAACAACCCATAGAAAAAGCATGATGTGCACCATCTACATGGGTAACACCAGCTCTTTGTACGTCATGAGTATGTCCATATACTATATTTTTACCTAAATTCATAGTATGTTGCCTAGTATGGTTAATTGTAGAGTAATGACCTCCATGATAGAAGTATAACTTACCTATACGCATAAGTTTGCCATATGGATAGTATTTATAACCCCTTGCATCAAGGCTCATAATATTCTTATACTTGTATTTATTCAAATATGGGTATTCTTCTACAAACATATTTAACCAATTATCATGATTTCCTTCAATCATATGCTTTTCTTCGCATTTTACCTTTTTTAACGCTTTATCAAACAAATCAAGACCAGCATTAACCTTAATTTGCTCTGTTTCTAAGTCTTCTATAACATATTCTAATGGTGGGCGCTTACGCCTTTTATACTTAAATGGAGAAACACTCTTCCATTCGCCTAAATCACCCAAACATACGAATATATTAGGTTTTATTATTGGTATAGCCTTTATTACACAGTTTACTGCAGCATCATCCTGTAATGGAAAATGTACATCTGGTATAATAAGCGCTCTACGCTGTTTATTTTTCTTTATTCTTGCCATGCTTCCTACTATATAATACAATGTTATTGTTTTTACGCGACATATCGGTAGCTATATCATCTCTTAACATACCAATAGCTATCTTGCCGCCTTTTTCTTTAAAGTCTTCAGCACCTTTACCCATAGCTTCTAATACAACTAAGTGTCTTAGATTGCAATCACAGCACCATAAGTAAAAATGCGCTTCAGCATCAACTGCAAAAGCCTCACTGTCAAATGTTTTAATGTTCATTCTGCACTATTGGTACTACTACGTTTTCAAAGTACTGACAATCATAAGCTTTACAAGGCTTATTTGCGTACCTACTGTCTATAACTTGATGTAGTACTCCGTTTTCGTGTTTCATCATAGCTCCTATGCATATTTTATTAACCCAGTTACAGCAATGCTTCTTAGCTTGTGCCATCTTTTTATTCTTTTCTGAGTCTAGCACAGCGGAAGTTAAGCAATATTATTATAAATGTCAAATTTGCAATTTTTAGGCTTTGTAATATATATATAATAATATAGCTATTATATATAATATATACTATACGCATATAATAGTT